GCAGAACGGCGCCATTCGGGTAACCGCCGATCGCAGCGGCGAAGATGGCGTTGTAGGTCGGATTGCCGCCGACCTGTTGCCATTGGACGCCGGCGGTAATCTGTTGGAGTAGACCGTTCATGTCTTGACCAAACGGCGGCACACCGCCAGCCGTCACAGCCAGAAACGTGAGCGGAGGGAAGCCGTCAGTCAAACTCGCCGCGCCGTTTTGCACGCCAATTTGCGACGCCTGAGGAATCGAGCGGATAAATCCCGCGCCGGCTGCGTTAGCAAACGGAATCGGGAAAGAGACGGGTACTTGCGATGCCAGCATTTTTGGTCAGCCCAAAAAAAATGCAGCCCCTCGTTAGAGAAGGCCGCATTGATCTGATTGATTTGTTGAGGATGGCTTACGTTGCGAAGCCCGAAAACCATGTCCCCTGATTGAAGCCGGCAGAGTTGACCCCCGCCTCAGCGAAGCCGAATGTAGGCGTTGCCACTGGCATTACATTGAAGCCAACGCCAGTCGGCGGCGTGAAGGCGCCCGATTGCAGGAGTATTGCGATCTCAAAAGGCTGAAGAGGAAACATGAAGACGAGATTCATCTGCATGTTCCCCGAGTCCGTCACGAACGCGTTGCCCCGATTAGGGAACAGCGACATGAGGATCGTGTTGTACGCGTGGATATTGCATTGCGAGATATTCGCAAGAGCCTTCGCAAGGATCAGCGTGCGAAACGCATCGTCGGACAGCGTGAAGTTCGATGTGGCCGGCGTGCCGTTAAAGAAAACGCCTTGTCCGAATGGGGCCGCAGAAGCGTCGCCAGCCTCCTCAAAGCCGAAGTCAATTACGCCGCCCGGAATCTCTAGAACGTTTGTGACTCCGACTATCCTCCCCCACACCTGAAGCCCATATCCCTCTGCGGTCTTCACGTTCCACACCAGATTGTAGAAAGCATCGATGTTCGCCGATGGGTCGACAGCCGAGCTGAAGCTGTTGATCAGCGACAGAATCACCGGACTGTTGGCGAACTGGCTGAGGATCGTGTCCTCTACGTTGAAGTCGTCCATATCAGGTGAACGTCACGGAGATATTGCTGGCCGCGCAGACCGGCTCCTGATTGACCTGCATGAGAACCGCATTGGCGTTTGCGGTACCCACGCCGATCTGGATGCCGAAGATCAAAGCCCACGGGCCAAGTGCGGCGATGTTGGCGTAGTAGCGCGAAGCAAATAGCCAGCTTCCAACCCGCGCGCGAGGCCCGTTGTCTGCGCCGGTGAATGACTGAAGCACTGCGGCCTGTACCAGTGCGACCGCATTCGACGGCACGTTGGCGTTGTTCTGCATTGATATGCTGAACAGGACCGTCGTGTTGGTCAGTGTCTGGAACGTGACGGTGTATTGCGGGTAGGGCGGCTGGTACGGAAAGCCAGCCGGTCCAGGATCCTGCACCGTGACGGACGTGTTGCCGTTGTAATTGCAGCCCGGAGACTTCTTCGACCAGATAGCCTGACCGACCGCCTGAGCCTGGCCGCCAGATACGCCTACGTAGAGCGAATTGGGGAGCAACTGAACGCCACCAACAGCAGATACCAGCGACCCTGATCCGACCGTCTGGCTGATGCCCACTGCGTATGTTCCCGTGCCGCCGGTACCACTACCAAGGGCCGTAATGAGGGTTCCTTGTGCGACGCCTGCGCCAACAACGGTTTGCCCTACAGCGATCGTTCCGGATGCGACCGCGCTTACGGTCAGTGTCGTGGTCGAGATAGACCCGGTGAATGACGCGCCGCTCAGTGCGTTTGTCGGATTCTCGGTCGTATATGCATCCAGCACGCCCGGCACATCGAAGACCGCACCCTGTACAGAGGGCAGCGATCCTTGTGCATTCAACGCGACCGACTGTTGCCGGCGATATTCAAACTCCGCTCGAGTCTCGACGTTCTGGCCGATCACACCCGACGAACAGGTAACCGAATCCCAGCCGGGAATGGCCTGGTAGATCGTGACACCGTTCGTTGCTGGTATCGAGATTGGCCCGCTCGTCAGGCACGAGAACGAAGTCGTAACCGACCCGCCCGCAGGGATTGTGACCGTCGCGCTACAGACGTAGATATTGCCGGCGTCGTCCTGAATCAGGGCACTTGTTGCGGGGATGACAACGTTGACATTCCCGTTGCAAGCGATCTGGAGGACAGACGGAAGCGCCGGGTTGCGCTCAATGAAGTAGATTCTGCCGATTGCATCCTGCATGCGCCCCGCAGCAAAAGCGGGATCCACGCCATTGGCGAGTGTTAGGAACTGATTATTCGCATCGCCGATGATCGCCGTATCAGACTGCTCAAGTTGTCCCTGTGACGTATTCAGCGCGGGATTGAGGTTGCCCCCGAATGCCTGGTTAAAGTCAGCTTGACGGCCAGCCAGGATCGCGCTTTCAGCAGGCGCGACAAAGCCAGTCGGCCCAAAGGTCGGCGCGGGTACGTTGGTCGTCATTGTTTGGGCGTAAAAAAACCGGCCTGAGCCGGTTGGTTATGCTGGTGGGCGCTGCCTAGAAGGCTGCTGCCGTCGTATTGCCGTCGCTGTCAGTTACCTGGATCTGTCCGCTGATCTGTCGACCCGCTACACCCGTGATGAACGCCTGCGCCGACTCAACACCCGGCACCGTCAGTGCCGCGGCGACAAGCTGCGACTTGACGTATTGCAGAGTGGGGAGATGGCCGAGGATCTGTTCGAAGTACGGGATGCCGAGAGCCTGGTTGTAGTAGCAGTCCCCGGTGAATGTCCGACAAGCACACGCGGCGTCCTGCGCGAGGCTGTACGGATCAGACGCGAGGGCGATGTCGCCGTTAGCGTCCAAACAGAGGTCCCAATTTTCATTTAGGTATAAGGTATCCATTTCCACTCTTATGTTGGCAGATTGCGCCCCAAGCTAATTCTTTGGTCTCGAAATACCCAAGAAACTTCCTTTGCGACTCAACACGAACAACAGCCTTCCAGAGTTGCTTGGCGCTGTTGAAACTTACTCCGCGATAGCCGCTAGTGCTTTTCTTTATCGAAACCAATTCGCCAAGTTTTTGGCGCTGGTCCGGCGTGAGTGGAGACGGAGCCGTCTTGATGCCCTTCCTTCCGTTCGGCCGTCCGCGCAGAGCATCGCCGATCTTGGCGCAAATGTTTCCCCATTCCGGGTTGGATGCCCGGGCCTGCAAGATATTCGCTACATGCTAAGGGGCCTTCTTTTTTCCCTTGAGTCCGGCGGAAATGTTTTTGCGGTGAGACTCGGATTTTGCCTTACCCCTACCCGCCAACGACATTTTTATCCTAATTTCATCGTTGATAATCGGCCTGCCAGCGATATCGGCGCAGTTATAAAGGGGTTTTATGGCCACCAAAGCTGCATTCTCTTCCGCCAGAAGATCGCCGACCGCGCATTCGCGTAACACAGCGAAGATCATGCTCACTTCGCCGTATTTATCCCAGGCGCGCTGCAGTTTGAAGCTGTGATGCACACCACGGCGAAGTTCAGATCTATGCTCATTCCAGCGCCGGGTGAAATTCGCCGTGCTCCCAATGTAAACATTTCCACTAGGACTCGTAATCGTATAGATCCCACTTCCCATGCATCACCCATGCACTTTTAAGATGATGTATTTTACTATGGAATCCTGTCCATTAGTTCACTTCCCCGCTGTTGCCGCTGCCTGGCTGTACGCCGTTATGCGTGTGCGTGTTGTCGATCGTGTGGCCGTTCGATGTCATGGTTCCGATGAAGGCGACTGCACCTGTAATCGTCGATGCAACCCCGCTCAGGATCGTCCCCGTCATACCAGCCAGCCAAGACAAGAGGCCTTGAATAATCACTGCGCCGCTGAAATTTGACTGTGGCGAGTTGACCGTGAAAGACGTCGATGCGTTAGCGACGATCTGCGGCGCCGTCATCGTTATTTGTGTCGGTGAAAGCAGCGCGATACCCGAGGTGGAGAATGCGATGTACTGGTTCGGCGTGCCGTTCAGAATGCCGCCGAAGTAGACCGCATCCGCCATCGAGAACCGACGCTTGCTGCCAGGATTTGCCTGTGCTTTCGTCGCCTTTACGCTAGATATATCTCGGTCGGCAACTCCGGCAAAGCCGATATCGCCTACCTGCGGATCAAGGATGATCGCGTTCGCGCCGCCCTGAAGCCTGAAGTACGGCACGTTGTAAAGCGTCCCATGCGGCACCGCATTGTCATAACCGTCAAGCTGATTCACGAGCGGTTGCAGGCTCACGAACCCGACCGGGGCAACGCCGCCTGAGTTCGTCACGCTCAACACCTTGCACGGTTGCATCGTCCGCACGCGCGCAAGGATCGACCAAACGAGGAACGTGTTGGCGTTGTAGTCCGATCCGTTGTCGGTGGCATCAGCAGTGCCGAGGTAACCAACTGGATTAACCATTGAATGGCCAAGCAGAAATATGAGTGAACCACTGACCGTCCGGCGTTTCGCTTTCAAGAGAGTGGGAAATCTGAACCGCGATCCACTTCCCGCAGGCTGGCGTCAGAGAGCTTTGCACCTCAATGACGCCCCCGATCACAACCGACGGGTTGAACCGCGTCGTTATCATCAAGCTATTACTTGAGAATGTCGGATACCCAACCATCCCCGTTGCCGGCGAGATTACTGGGACGCTTGGCGTGTTGCGCGCGCCAGTCTTAGGCCAAATCTGAAGCGTCCCGTTATCGATGGCAAAAAAAATGTCTGCGGCGTCAGCACATTCCCTGATCTGCGCTAGCGCGGTGCCGGGAAAATATGGATTCGACAACTGAACCGAAACACCGCTGTTGACGAAGTTAAGGCCGGCAGTCATCGCCAGTTGCTGCATGATCGTGCTGACGTCCGCACTCCCCGGATAGCTCGATGCACCTACGGGCTTGAGGCCGGCCGCCAGACCGCCGACTGCTGCGATATTCAGCGCGGTATCGGGCATCTGGTTAAAGTCGCCCCAAGCCTGCCAGATCGTACCGTTGTAGATCGTTGTGAGGGCCGAACCCTGGTCTCCAACTGCGATCAGCACTGAGTTCTTATACAGAACGGCGGAATTGATTGGGCCAATCGCAGTGAGTTGATTGATCATTGACAGCGGCAAACCGTACACCCTGAGTTGGACCTGCGGCATCGCATTGCCGCCAAACTGCTGGATATCAGCCTTGACACGCAACCCGCTCAGCGTGACAGTATTCGCTCCGGTATTTCCGAATTGACCTGTGCCGAGACTTACGGTGACATCAATCTGTTTGCGCGCGAAAGTCATCAACCCTGCCCATCAAGATCGGCCGGCGACAGATACAAAAACAGGTAACGAGTCCCGAGTCCGGGGCTTGATGGATCCAAACCTGTGCTGGGCGGGAGAATGCTGCCCTGCGTGTCGTAGAAACACAGATCACCGACAAAGCCAAGGTACAGACTGCGGACGATCCGGTTCAGGTTCTGGCAAATCACACCGGTAATGATCGCGGTGTTGTTCACATACACGTCGCAGTAGAAACCAGTGCTCTTTTGATAGAGGTTGATCTGACAGTTTTGGCCACCCAATTGCACCGTCATTGTCTGCGAATAGACATCCGAAATGGGTATGACATTCATTGGAAGATCGGCGTAGATGTGACAGTGAGTCCGTTCTCGGTCGCTATTTTCTGGAGCGCCGCCGCGCGCGTAGTGCTCGGATCCTGCGGTTGCACGCTGCCGTCACTCACTGGATCAGCACCGCTTGGTGCTGCTGTGTTAGCAAACGCCGCTGTAGCCGTAACCCGTACCTCCAGCAGCCAGAGATCAACCGTCAACAGGCCCACGCCGTTGGTCGACGTGCGCTGATAGCTGTAGTTGACGATATTGGCGCTCGGATAAGAGACCTCGGGCATCACCACCTGATAGAGCGTCAGCGAATCCGCCGCAGAATCAACTGCATCCAGAAACGCCGACCGTTCCGCATCCGTGCCGCCCTTGGTCATGCGCATCCGGGCATCGAAGGGCATCGTCACCTTGTTATAGGATTCGAATGCGCCTTCTTCCTGCGGGTAGTTCGGTAATTTCCAGTCGCGCTTGAAATCGACGCTGATGATGGAGTCGGGTTGCAGAGCCAGCGATCCGTCGTCGTTGAAGATCCCCCATTGCGGGAAACCAAACATTGCCAAGACATTCGCCGCATCGGCAACGACCAGGGTTACGTCATTGACGACGCTAGTAACCTGGCCCAGAAGTGACGGAATACCGTTTGCCATTACGTCAATCCTGTGTTTGCCTGCGGGACGGTGAAGCTATATTTGCCGACTGCCTTACCGAACTCGCGCGCGATGCCTTGCGCGTCGGTGGCCTGCGTCTGGATGGTGATGGGGCCGTTGATGTTGGTTTCGGCACTCGACGTCATGCTCGAGATGCGAGAGGCCGACATGCCGGCACCTCTAGCTCCAGCGGATTGGCCGGCAATCTGCGTGGCATTGGACTGCCCGAGCGATGCATACAGAAGACGGGCGTAGGCCTGCCGATTCGAGATGTTCGCCTCGGCTGCCCCGGGCCGCTCGTATGACTGCGCGTGGACTGCCGCGGCCTGTTCTGCGGTCGTCGTAGCCCTGAGGCGTTGGCCGGCCGCCTGCTCTTTGCCCTTGGTCAGTTCGTACTGCATGAATGCCAGTTGCTCTTCGAAACTGGATCCATTCAGATCGTGGCCAGACCATTTCTTGAAGTCCGCTACCCGGCTGCCCAGCCACTGGCCAATGCCGTACGCGCCAGACTTCTTGTTGCGCGACTCAGGATCAACATCGCTCTCTTGCGTGAGGCTACCGACAATGCCGGCGGCCTGAGCAGAAGACCAGCCCTGACTCAGAAAGTAGTCCATCGCCTGCTTCTGGCGGCCAGCTTCAGACATGCCGAACGACTTCTTCAGCAACTGTCCTAGCTTGCCCCACCCACCTGACGGAGGCTGCGAGACGTTTGGCGTTGTTGCGCCTCCCGCATCGGCCTCTGCCACGTATTGATCGTGGTTCGGTCCAGGTGCAATAGTCTTGTCCAGAGCGGAGCGTCGTGCGGCCTCTGCCGCCGCCGACAGGCCGATGATTGCGGCAATGGCGCCCGGGCCGGATAGGGCGATTGACGCGAGGCCGCCGCCCACTCCGGTTAGAGCCGAAGCCAGTTGAATCAATGGCGAGGCAATTGAAAGCACCTTGAGAGCCGCTAGGGCGATCAGGACGTTCTTCCACCCACCTACCGCATCTGCGGCCTTATTGGCTTCGTCGACGAAGGACCGGATTGCCGTCACAGCATCATCGACCCACTTACTAATATCGGCCTTGTGATCCGCCACCCAATCAGCCATAGCCTGCAACTTCTGCAGCAGCATCTCGAAGGTCGGCATCAACTCGAGCAGAACGGTTGTGCCGACATACTTGAGGCGATCGCTGAAGTCCAGCCACTCATTCTTGAGTTTCAGGGCCTGCGCGGCCTGCTTCTCGGTAATAGCCGAATTCTTTTCCTGCGCCGACACAAGGGCGAGGATGGCTTGCGGACCCTGCTTGATGAAGTTGAACTCTTCATCGCTGATGCCCATGGCCTGGGCGACATACTTTGCCCTGCCCGGATCGACAGCAAACAACTTCTGGACGATCTGCGAACGGGCCAGCAGATATGCGTTGCCGTCCTTCAGGTCGCTGGTCTTGCCGCCAAAGCGCAGGAACATCTGGATCTGATCACTAACCTTACCTAGGCGAAATCCGGCTATCTGCTGCTGCGAGTCCTGCAGTGCGGACGTGATGCCATCCGCAGAGCCCCCGGCGCGCTCGGCCGCACGCTGCCATGCCGACAGATCCTTGGTGCTCATCTGCAGGTTCTTGGCCATATAGCCAAGATTCACCGCAGAGTTGATTGTGCTTTCGGTGAAATCCTTCAAGCCCATGCCCGCAGTGAAAATCGCGAGCAGTGCCAGAACTTCGTTGCGGACCTTTTTGTAGGATTCGACGGCGCGCTTATTGCGCTCCTCCATCTCCTTGGCAGCCTTCGTCTCTTCGGCGGAAAGCTTCTTGGTGGCATCCGTCGCTTGATTCTTGCCGGTGAGAAAGCCCTTTGCATCGATGCCAAGCGTGACCATCAACGCGTCTATAACAGTTGCGGCCATTTTTATTCCTTTCGCTCGCTCATGACGCGTTCGTTATGCTGATCAACCGTAATTATTTCCAGGAAGTTGTACAGGTCTTCCGCGCCATAAACGCTCTGGAGTTCGATTAGCGTGGCGAGTCTGTGTGAGACCACCACGCCGATCGAGTTCGGAAGGTTAGCGTAGTCGATCAGGCCTTCGTCGCTTCCGCCGCCGCCTCTTGTTTTAAGCGGGCGGCGCCAATAAAAAAATCCATGTGAAGATCGAAAACTGCCTTCCGCAAAATCAGGCGCGTTGACACTTCCTCGATGTTGTCCTCGACCATGGGGTCGACGCCCATGTACCCAAGCTTCACCGCAGGTTGGCGCGGGTCGGGGATGATGGCAATGCACGACATCATTTCGTCGAACAGCGGTTTCGCCATCTCATACGGGACTTTCGACAAGGACTTGATGCCGATGGCCATGAGCCCTGACAGCCCCGCCTTCAGAAGGTCGTCTGGCACCTCGACGCCACAATTCATCATGGCGAACAGGGCGCGTGCCGCCCATTCTTCGATCTGAGCAGCAGGCAGTTCGGTCAAGAAAAATACCTTCCCTTGATCGCGCCCTTCGCCTTCGATCTGGACTGTTTTGGTTTTGCGCGCCATTTAGACCGGTACTCCGAGCGTGACCTGGAAGTGAATCTCGAACTTCCGCGGCTGGAGAACTTTCTTGGCCTGAGCCATCGGTGAGTAATTCTTCATCACGCCGTTGGTCAGGGTGTAATTGCGGCCCACCGAAGACTGGTTGATGTTGCCGAAAAAGAAGAAAGGCGCCTTGGCCGCTTCCTCGGCTGCATAGACCGTTTCGAAGAATGTGTTCGAAGGGCTGTCGGCCTGGAGCGTCACCTCGAGGATTTTCACCTGAGGGATATAACCAGCCGACAGAATCCCATCGGCGCCCATCATGACTTCCTTCGTGTCGACGTTCGCCATCGAATACATGTCATCGTTCGAGAAGCCCTGGAGCTGCTGCGGCACGGTGAACAGGTTTGTCACACCCATGAAGAGGGTGGAATTTGCACTGGTAATATCGGCCATCTAAGGCTCCAAAATAAAAAAGCCACCGCGTGGGTGGCTTTGTTGAGTTCGATTCGTTGCTACTGATCAGCGTATCGCCATCGGTATCCGTAGGCGATATTTCCTCTGCCTTTGCAGAGTTGAGTGATGGGCGACGCTTGGGCTTTTTCGATTCCCGCCCGAATTAGCCATCTCGCCGCCTCAGCAGCAGAGCGAAACATCACTCCAGTCTCTATGCAAACGACGGGCTTTGAATTGGCTGCGACTGTCGCGGCCTTGTTTTTGTCGGTTGCGCGCTTTCCGAAGTTCGAATTCCTTGCCCCTTGACGACTTGGCAAGACTTTCGCCCGGTAGATCTCATCCTGCCAGAGTAGCTTGAAAGCGACTGACTTCTTGGTGCTGGATTCGGGGCTGCATTTCATTCCCGTAACAGCCGCAACGCGCAATGCTATCTGCTTGGCAGTGTGTTTCCGGCCCCTGTGAGCCAAAGCGATCGCAGCCTTGGTTTCCTCAGCATGCTTTCCGCCTTTGCGGGCGATCGACATCCTGAGTCTCGTTGCCTCGCTGGCCCGCAACCCCGTCCCGCTTGCTCCCGCTATCAAAGCGACGTTATAGGCCGGGTGCAAGGCGTTGATTCTTGCCTGCTCAACAGCCAGCAAGTCGGTAACCGGGCATCGCGCGATGACTGAGAAGATTATTGCCATATCACCATATTTATCCCATGCGCGCTGCAAAGACGGACTGTGATGCCTGCCGCGCCTCAGATCACTGAGATGCCTGCGCCATCTTCGCTTTATGGAGATCGCCGAGCCAATGTATTGGCGCCCGGATGGGCTGGTGATCGCGTAAACGCCAGTGTCGTTGTTCATCGTTTGCCCCTAAGCAAACCCTAGTGAGTGGTGCGGGAAGCCAGTTAGGGAACTGGCTTGTCGGATGCCTCCTATCCCGCACGATTCAATCTTACTTCAAATCACTGAACTTCTACACTGCTCACCGCGATAGATTGGACCGAACCGCCCTGGACGTACCACAAGGTGATCGGCGGCGACTGGCGGTTACCGCGCGTCTGGGCCGTCGCCGGCAGGATCTGCAGGTAGTAGCCCTGGGATTGCAAGACGTTTGCGATTGCCAGGCCGGCAGCGTTGTTGACTTCGGCGATCTGGGCATTCGAGAGCGTGACACCCGTGTTGATCAGGCCGAAATTGAGCGCAGCCTGGATCGGATCCTGCATCGCGGCCTGGATCAGGCCATAGCCGGCGGCGTTGTACGGAATCGACTTGACGTTGGTCAGCAACTCCATCAACGCCAGTTGAAGCTGGCTGTTCAGCCAGATTTGTCCAACGTATGCATCGACCCACTGGAACGGACCAGAGATCGACCCGGGGTAGAAGAAGATGAAGCCCTGGTTGGCCGTCGCATAGGCGCCGTAGAAGTTGTATCCATTGGCGATCAGGTTTGCCGCCACCGTCTGATTCGTCACGCTTGCGACAAGCCCGGATTGGGACTTGAATGCCAGCGTCGCTTCGCCGTTCGTCTCGGTGAAGTCAATTGACGCGACAGACCCCGCAGCGAATGCCGCCTGGCCAAACGGGATCGTCGGAACCCAGATCGGCGTGGCGCCGGAGATGCCTGCGGCGATGATCTTCTGGCCAAGCGACGCCGCCGCATCGGTCGATTCAGTCGGCGTGATGTCCGTGTCTTCAACGAAATATGCGAACTGGTTGTTCGTCGTGCCGGCCCATGCCGCGAACTCGGTTTTGAGCGTGTTGCCAGAGCCGCCGTCCGGATCGAAGTCGGAGAAAAACGTCGCCCAGTTTGTGGTTTGTGCAACGATGCCAGCCATGAATGCGGCCGGCGCTGCGGCGACCGCTGCGCCTTGAGACAGGGTCGCCCCGGTAGCGAGGGTCAGCAGGAGATCAGCAGCCAGCGTGCCGGTTGCGTAGGTGATCGTCTCCGTCGCGCCGGTCGAGGTGCTGGTGAAGACGAATGCGCCCGAAACGCTGTCGTAAGTCACAGCAAACGGCGGTGACGTGAAGCCGGCTGTAATGATCGTGGCAGCGTTCGAAAAGCTGGTCGC